CCGCTCTGGTTAATCCAGTCGCGGGGCAGCTTGTTTTGGTGGAGATGGCGAGAGTAATTTTATTGCTTTTTCTTTATTTGCTTATATACATAAACGTCCATTTTTCAACATTTAAAGCTATATGCTTTTATCGGTAAATGGATGGAATTTGCAAAAAACGTGTACAAATCGTGTACAAAAATGTTATTTGCAACAATAAAAAAAGAGGGCTATTGCCCTCCTGATTAGTTACTATATTACGAGATTTCCTGCGAGTCCAATGGCATATACCCTCTTCACATTATGAGACGAAATATATGACTTTGCATGAGCTATATCATCTTCGCTGATGAGCAATACAGGAATTTGTCCTATATTGCTTGACACGATTGCATCTGCCCACGAACCGACCAAAATTACCTCAGATGATTCTGCGTAAAAATGCTCAGCAACGAGCCTCGATGTTTCGTATCTATTCTCTCCCTGAATCCTTTCCACCTCGCCAATCTCCGCAAGTTGTTTTTCCACGGTCGATGTAACTGCATTACTTCCTCCGATGATGACAAATTTTAATCCTTCGTGCTTTTTGAGCTCCACGATCTGATTTGCGTTTACAAAGTCAGACACGAGCAAAATAGGTCTACCACATGTCACTGCTGATGCATTATCCGCCCAGGCATTTCCGGATGTAACGACAATCTCTTTACAGTCTGCAATGCAGTACTTTAATACCGCGAGGTTTGTTTCATAACGATCTGCTCCACTGATCACTTTCGCACAGCCTTTATTGCTTACACCACCACACACAATATACGTTTCCAATCCGTATGACTGCTCTGACTGATCAAACACCACATTTGCATTGTTTTTTCTTGCAAAATATGCTGCACTCATTCCGTCTGCAAAATTTTCTCCGGATACAATCACCTTGTTTGCTTTTACATGTGCCTGGTCTATGATGTTACATGTCTCAAATCTGTCTAAGCCCACATATTTAACGACCTCAGCTCCAATCTTCGTTTGCGTGGCTTTGCGTTGTGGTTGTGAGGCCTGATCTCTGCATTTTTTTGCATATGCATACCATGTATCCGCATCACCATAAAAAATATCGAGGTCAAGTCTGTTGCCATAGCCACTCAAATATCCGTGTGATGTGTACTGATACATAGCTACAATGCTCCAATATGGCACATATGGTGCAGCCTTTTCGATATATCCTGTTGCATTGTTGTGGTCGTACTGTGCGATCCACAAGCCATAATCTGCGTTAGCTATAGCGCTACAATCGTGACTCTCGATAAAACTTAAATAGCTGTAAAATAACGGCTTTACACCAGTGAGTCTATATACTTCGTCGAGCCAAGCTTTAGCCCATTCTGCGCCAAGATAAACATCCTGCTCAAAGTCTAGCACGGGAATAACCGTGCCATCGAAATATGCACCGCAGTTATCAACAAACCACTGTGCTTCCTCTTCAGGAGTTCCGCCAAAACCAACCTCGCGAGCAAAGTGGTATACTCCGATTAGTTTCCCTGCTGCTTTTGCTTGTTGCACAAATCCGTCACACTCTGCAGATACATATCCGGCACCGCCTGTTCCCTTGATGATTACAAAATCTGCTGGTACATTCGCAAGCTGTATACCAGCTTGCCATCCTGAAATATCAATTCCATGCAGCATATTAACCCTCCAAGTCCTTGAAGTTCTTAACTTCCTCGTCGAGCTCAGGCAATCCCGCAACGCTTGTTAATAGCGACAGTAATCCTGCGAGAACTGAAGCTGATATGACAACTGTCCAATTAACGTCTGTCAGAAGTGCTGTTGTTCCGATTGTCGCAATTGCTGTCTGTGCAACCGTCTTTACCGCTCTTATTCCTGCTTTAACAGTCCAGTTCTTCCAATTTCTATTTGTCTTCATTTCATACCTCCTTGAAATTAAAAAGGCAGCATTTCGCTGCCGGTTAACCAATTATTTAATATTACAATTATCCTTTAATGGGAGCTGCTTTACCTCGTTGATGACTTTTTCGGCGGTGCCATTGCCACCAAGTTTTTTGTATGGGTCATAGAGATAATCAACAAGGTTTTCGTACTCGTCTCTCGTTATGCATCCTCGCTTAATATAGCACTCTCCAAGATAGCAGATTCTGTCGTGACCCAATCCGCGCATCATCATTGCATAGTCGCTCTTGCGCTCCATGTACCTCTGCACTATCATGCTAACAAAACTCCAAAGTCCTGTGCTTGCAAACACCGCTATTATTATTGCTCTTTCCATACGCTGTCCTTTCTCTTAATTAGCTTTACCTAAATACTTGATATAAAAATATGTTGCTGGATTGTTGCCGTATATCGTAAGATTGTTGTTACCCACGTGTCTTCCGTTAAGAGATACCTCATCTCCAGCATTTAGCAAAACAACCTTTGAAGGAAGCCCTATTCCAGCAGTTGTCTTTGTCGCTATCAGTGTTGATGCAATTTCTTTGTTTCCCACTCTGATATATACGCCCGTATCTGGATATGCATGACTATCTCCACCACCGAAGTATATTGATGCACTAATCTCGTACATACCTGCCTCACTTACCTTTACACATCCGTTAAGCAGCGAAAATACATCGCCATTTGAAAACAGTCTATTATTGAGTGGTAGCTTTGTGATTACTCCACTTAGTGGCGCAGTAACGTTTTGCGTGGAATTTGCTTGTATAAACGACCCTACTATACTCTTCGCCCTGAAGTCACCCTCGGTGTATAGCTGTGTTCCGTTAGCTTTTAGACTCGCATTACCAATTTTGAGCGCAGGTGTATAGATTACATGTGATGAGCTTAGTCCATCTCGGTTAAATACAAGCGACTTATCTCCGTTATACATTCCAGCATTGACACCGCCTTGAGGGCCGATGACAAAGGATGAGCCTAGCTTGATGGTAGCCACACCACTAGTCATTGATAGTCCTCTAGGCGATATGCTAGCTCTTATCGTCCCCTCTGCTGGCGTGTTGATATAGCCAATCTCGAGCGACTTATCAAGTGTGAGTTCTGATTCCTCGCTGTATATTGATACCTTCTTCCCGAACGATGCGTTGATACTCTGTCCATTTCTAATGTGCACGCCATTGCTAGAGATAAGTACATTTGAACCGGTCGCTGTTTCGGGTTCTTGATGTCCATCTTTGAGGTCTGCCACCATCAATCCTTGAGGCGATGATGTGATGTAGTCTGTTGCTGTCTTTCGTGCTTCTTGAAATGCCCCTGCAGTTATATCTGTCAGTTCATCCATTTCAGCTCTTAGTGTTTCGTCAACAATCGGATGCCATTGATAATCTGTGTAGTCACTTGAAGGGGCCTCGCTTTCCTTGCCTAGTGCGATTCCTGTCCATGTATGGATATTTGAGTAAGTATGTGAAAAGTTTGTGCCTTTGTCATCTGTCGCATAAGCTATCCAAGTATATGCTGATTTTCCCATTGCTCCTCGCTCTCCTTGAGCTCCTTTCTCGCCTTGCTTGCCCTCTTCACCTTTGATTTTGCTCCATGTAAAGAGTTCCGGATTGCTTAGATCAACTGTCTCGCTTGATCTTCCCGTGCTTATGCCTAAATATGCCTTGCCATCTGCAGAAGACGATATTCCGTTTCCGTTCTTATCATCAGCATACGCAATCCATGTGTATAGAGGCTTAGGTCTTGGAAGAGCCTTGAGCTCGTTTGCAAGGTCAACGATCGACTGATAGATCCCACTGTCTTGTATTAGATACTCACCCAGAGTGGCTTTTTGAACTCCCTCGTCGATAGACTCCTCTAGCTTGAGTAGTCTAGCCGATAGATAAAGCTTTCCGGCTTCGTCAATAACGTTGATTCTGTCGCCTATTGCAATATTCTCTGGTAGCTTATTGATTTCAATCTCGTAGTTTTCCTCAATGTCTCTAATCTTTTTTAGCTTGCCGATTGCGTGGTTACACAGTGTCTTTTGCACGAGCGTATCATAGCTGTATGTTTTTGTGATATGCTTGAATGTCTGTGTTTTCTTTAGTCCATCTTCCGATACAATCTCGCTGATTCTTCCCCACTTAGCAAGCGCAGTCCTTGAACATAGTCGCCCATCTGCATCGACGTAAAAATCGCCATCATCGTATACGTAGCCTTTTAGAGTGATAGGTTCTTCCTTCCCCTCTGGAGTGCCACCTTTTACGATTAAAGCTGTCGCTAGATTGGATATAGACTTCTTGACAACGATTCTGTCTATATCTCTATTAAGCCTCAGCTCCTCTTTTACGTCCTTTCCTCTGCGTTTATGGATGTTGATATATTTGTGTGCCACCGTTAAGCCTTTTATATCAAAGCTATACGACACCTCTGCGTCAAACTGCCTTGACACACTAGCAAGCCTTTCAGTAACAGTCGCCTCTCCGTCCCAACTCAGTTTCCTAGAGCGGTCTGCAATCTCATTGATGCCGATTTCAAATCCACTGTCTTTTGTCCACTTTTCAATATACCAACTAATAGGCTTTGCCTCTGCAGAGGTAAAAGGCTCTGCAATATCGTTAAGCAAATCAAGCCCCGCATCTTCCGCATAGACTTCTACGTCCTGTTTCTTAGAGTCTTCTACAGTGTCAATGATTGTGTATACCTCGTCTTTGCCATCCCTTGAGCATAAAAGCTGATTGCCAGTCATTGTCATTTGCTCAAGCAGAGCCTTGTTTTCGCTCTTATAAGCGATTTTAAAGTCTAACGTGGCGATGCCTGTGTCTACTGCTTGAACCTTGCTGTCGTCGGTGATTTTAAAGCCTTTAGATAGCCGAGTTGAGGCCATACCTAGTATGTTTAGTTTTTTGTCAGTAAAATAGATTATCATTTATATGTACCTCTCTCTGTATTTAAGTTTTAACTGCGAGTTCTTAACCCAATCCGACATCGCTACATTGATACGATTTGCACCTTGTACTATCTTAAAGCCTTCCCAGTCATTGCCGATTGCTCCGTACTCAGGGGTCTCAAGATTGTTGACTATGATTCTAGCCTCGTCTCCATTAACTTTGATGTTGTCGCCTTGCGAAAACTTGTTAGGTATATCTATAAATGTCGTTGCATGGTCCTTCGTAAAGGTCAAATCATATAACATATTCAGTCCTAAAACCGGCTTGTTGCTATATGCACCGAAAATGATGCTAATTTCGTTTACCTCTCTGTTATCTCGCTCTCTTATGGTTATTGTTCTTTTTGAGCCATAGATATTAAAGGTTACAACTTCGCCTACTTTGGTTACTGTGCATGTGTTAGATGCGTGTTCAGGCGCTCCGGTCTTTAGGTTATCCCAGTTAATCGGGACATCGGGGCCATACATGGAAATACCTCGACTCGCTTCGAACATTCTTGTTAGTGCGGTTCCAGGAGCTTCGTATGTTTCAATTGAAAATGCTGTGACAAGGTGTCGCTCTGTGCCTGTGTTATGACAAAATAACACGTTAAAAGCTCCTTGTTGATTGGTTACATCCTTTGAAAGGCAAAACTTGTGCGAGAACGTGCATCTAAAATTCATTGCCCCAACATGTCCACTTTTATCCGCCTTGAGCATTCTAGTAATTGATGGACCGTGAAACTTAGTTCCGGTTCCGTAGTTGCTAGCTTGCACCTTGTCGGTCACGGTATCCAGTGTTCCATCTATCGTCATCATTCCGTGTAGTGATGGGAGATTCTTTTCGTTAATCTTCCACTCGCTTACCTTAAACGGATTTGTATATCTTGATATGTCAATGAGTCGCTCTGATGGTGGCAATGGTATTCCGTCAATTTCTCCCGGGTTGCCCAGCTGAATAATCTTGCCATCTTGATTGACAAAGGCAATATATCCGCATGATGATTCTGGTAAAGACACCTCAAAATGTGGATGAGCTGGGTAGGTTCCATCATAGTTAAACTCAAAAACATTGTCTTTATTTGCTGTAACTACCTTTTCCGCAAGTGAATATTTGAATGGATCAAAGCACTTTATGGAGAATTTTCCTACGACTGCGTTTCTTCCAGGATCTATATCTTCATAACTTGATGGAGTGCCTATGTAGTATCTGTCTTTTTCGTCATCAAAAATGAGTTGTGCATCTTCAACATTTAAAACTGCGTTGAGTTTCTCAAAAGCTCTGCGATATTCCTCATTGGTTTCTGCTATGAGCTGAAATGTCACAGTTATGACTCTAGCGGGATACTTTCGCCTACGCATGTTCGTGCCATCAGCTCCGCCCGTTGAATATTCATCTATGTCTGCTAGCAGTAACTCTCTGCCCTTTACATTGAGCGTCTTATAGCCTTTAACAAGCTCTTCGATGTATTTGCCATTTATTTGCAAAGCCTCAGAGGATAGCATTGTGCTACCCTTTTCTGTCACATCAGTAAATCTATACACGTCCGTGTCTCCTTCCCTCTCTCTTCTCTCGCTTGCTTAGTTCCTCACGCATAGGGTCTGCTGTTGCCTTTGCAATCTCTTTGCCATCTAGTTCGACCGGAACAACTACCGTGTATCTTGCGACTGCATCATAGTCGTACTCGCTTGATAGTGTCGCTGTTGGTATACCGGCAAAGCTCATCTGCCCACCGATTCCAAAACTGTCAGCAATTTGTTCACCCATTCCATCGACTGTCCTTTTTACTTTTGAAAATGAAGAGGTTAGCCCCTTATCAAGTCCGTTCATGATTGCTCTACCAGCGGGAATGAGTAACCTCTTGTCATAGTCAATAGGTCCTTTGTGTTTCTTAATCCAGCTAGCAATTCCACCGACAAAGTTCTTTACCTTGCTAAAACCCGCCGTCAATCCACTTAGAAATCCGTCTATGACAGCCTTTCCTGCACTTAGTAAGTTAATATTGGAGATTCTCTCGACGATTCCCTTACCTAGTCCTAAAATTGCTTTAAAAACTTGCGGTATAGCCTTTACAATTCCAATTGCAAGCTTGAGTATTAGTTCAAAGCCCTTTTGGATGATTGTAGGAAACGCAGTTACAAGTCCGGTGATAAGCGATAGTATAATCTGTGCTGCTGCTTGTAAGATTTGTGGTAGATTGTTAATCATTCCATCGACAAACTTCATGAGTGCATTAAATGCAGTTTCAACAATTTGAGGAAAATTCTGAGCAATCCCTTGAGCAAGCGAAGCAATCAAACTCATGCCTGTTGCTATGAGATCAGGTAAATGCTCAGCAATACCAATGATAAACTGTGATAGCACTTCGACTGCACTTGTGATGATGTTAGGTGCGTTAGCCGATAGTCCGTTGACAAGTGTCTCAATGATTGTAAAAGCACTCTCCAGCACGTTAGGAAGTAGCTGAGCTAGTCCACTAAGGAAGTTAATCAGCAACTGTGAACCGCTATTGATTAGATCCGGTAGCTTGCTCGTCACTCCCTTTGTAAAGTTGGCAATAACCTCAGGTCCTTTCTCAGCTGCTATCTTTATCATGTCGTTGATTTTGTCCCCGTATGTATTAGCCAGCACGCCTAGTCCAGCAAGTGCGGTTGCAATTAAGGCTGCGGGAAGTATAAGCCTCAGTCCTAGTCCCATGACTTTCGCAAGTCCGCCTGTAACCTTACCACCGACTACACTAAACGCACCGCCTAATCGACTGCCTAACGCAGTCACTCTGTTAGGCAATGCACTGCCCATTTTGTCTAATACGCTAGATGACATTACAGAGGCTTTTTCAAACTGTGAGTATATGCCTTGCCATATCTTGTTGCCCCTCGATCCAACGTCAAAACGACCTGTCATAGTCTGCAGCTTAAATAGTCCCTCTGTCGCCTTGTCTAGTCCGGCTGGTATAGATTTTATGCCATGATTTATAAGGCCTATACCGTCGCTTACCAAACCAAAAGTCTTAGGATTGAATATCTTTCGTCCGGCGAAGATTCCAGCCATTGCTCCGCCCACTGCTGCAATCTCCTTTAATGGGGCTGGTAGCTTGCTAGCGGATGACGTTAGTTCGTCCAAAACTCCACTCAGACCGTTTTTTTCAAACGCTTCAGTCAATCTGTCGACTGCGTCCGAAAACTCGTTTGTAGCCTTTGTCACGACTTTGATACCTTTATCATTAAAGGCCCTAAATGCTGGTTGTAGTTTGTTGGAGACAGTTTCGCGGAGTCCGTCCAATGCTTGCCAGATGTCCTTATACTGCGTAGCCATTTTTTGCAAATCACTTCCAGTACCAGCAGCCTTTCTGACAGCCGCAAAAAAGTCCTCACTCTTAACCTTGCCAGCCTGTACATTAGCTACGAGCTCTTTAGTCGTCATGCCCATTGCCTTAGCGACTTTGGACATGCCCGCTGGCGTTTGTTCTAGCATAAACTTAAAGTCCAGCCATGCCACTTTAGGTTTTGCGGCCATCTGTACACCCTGTACAGATAGAGTCTTCATTGCTTGACGCGGATTTTCCGATGCGGCCGCAAGTCCACCAAAAGCCTTTACCAGGTCCTTTGAACTTTTTACTCCGACAGCATCAAATTGAGCAAATGTGCTCGCCATGTCCGATGAGCTGTATATGGTCTGCTCTGCATACCTCTGCAGATCCTTTCTAGTCTCAGCGATTTCTTTTCTCGTATGCCCATTCATTCGCATGTTAGCCTCAAAGTTCTGCCACGCTCTCGATGATTCTATGAGCTCGTTCTTCATGCCGCCAATCGCGCTAGTCACTTTGTTAAAAGCAGCTTGACCAGCACCGGCAAATAGGCCAAAGCCAAAGCCTCTTGATAGTCTTGACTGCAAGCCCACGACGCTTCTATCTGCCTTTGCAAATGTGCTAGTAAAGTTCTTATCTACTGCCGATAGTATCGCCTTTACTGAATAATCAGCCATCTGTCTCCCCCTTTCCTTGTTTCATTATTTTCCCAATCGCAATTAGTCTGTCGTTATTCCTCTTGATTCCTCTTGCCTTGTCTAGCTCTGCCTCGTAGTCAAAGAAATTGTCGAATCGTGCAAATACAGGCTTGATTCTGTCTTTGCCAGCTTTCTTTTTCGCTGATGCAGCAAAGTTCAAATATGCTTGCCAATGTAGTTTGTACTGCTCGTCTACTTGCTTGAGGTTGTGGGCCTTTACTAGTAGCTGGTATTCAGGAAATGTCAGAGTGTTCACCTCTTCAATTCGTTTAAATCCAAAGAACCTAAAGCAGTCTATTGCAATCGCCTCGTAGATTTCCTCTATTGACTGAGCATTCCCATGAGTTCCTTCTGCCTCTGCTTGAGTGCCTTCTCTTCTTCCTCTGCCTCTTTCGCTGCCATCTGCATCTTCTGAGTCATGCTCTTGGTACAGTTGGCTCTCGATAAAAAATCAAGTACCTCTGCAAATAATCCGTCGATGTCTGTGTCTTCGCTTTCTATATATGCCATGATTTCGTTCTTGCTGATTCTAGGCTCTTGTGTCTTGTTCGCAATCTCCAGGATTGTGAGCAAGGCCTCGGGGTTCTTATCAAGAATGCCGCTAACATTAAACGCAAGTCCCGCCTTTTCCTTATTCTTACTGCCGACTGATTCCACCTCATAGGTTTTATTTATTTCAAGCAAAAAACCCATTCCAAACTTAAAAGAATAGGTTTTCCCGTTGATTTCAAGCTCCATTGTGTTCATTTTCTTTCCCTCTCTCGATTCTTGGATGATGAATATTTGTACAAAAAAAGGCGGTATACAAAACCGCCCTTACTCTACCTCTATGCTCCAGCTGTTGTATCCTTAAATACATATGACGCAACTGCCTGCTGTTCAGTTGTCACTGTTACATCGCCGCGCACTCCCGAACCATTGATGCCGAATGTGAGGGATACTTCCACCATGTCCTCAGCTCCCGACTTGATCTCGAAGTTTGTGAGATATCCCTGAAAATACATTCCCTTGAACTTATTAGTGCCTGTGCCAGCATCTTCAAGGTTAGCCTCCCAAATCTCAACGATTTCGTCGTTGTCTAGTGCATCCTCAAGTGATTTGAGTAACTTATCACCCTTTGCAAGGATTGATGTGCATGTGATTTCCGTTTCTGCCGCTCCCGGAGTTCTTATCTTTCCGTCCTTTGTCGCTGTTGAGTCAGCGTCTTTTGACTTTGAGCGACCATTTTCTGTTACGAACGCTATTGCAGCGCCCTTTTCTGTTGCTGCCTTTGACAAAAGTCTGTAAAGGTATACTATTTTTTTCCCAGCTACAGCTGTCATAGTTGACTGTGCCATGTCTATTTCCTCCTAACTAAATTGTTATGTTACTTGCTTTCTTTGTTTTAGCTAAATGTCCATGTAAACTCTAGTATTCCGTGCATCAATGCATGAGCGGTTGTATTGTCCTCCATAATTGTTTGATTGATGTCTACTAGATTCCACGAACGATTCTCTGTTTCCTCAATGCCTCTTGCGATTTCCTTGATGTCAAGTAGCATTGAGGAAAATGTTCCTCTCTGAAGCAGATTGTTGTGCCAAACATGGATTGTCTGTGATACTGTGCCAAACAGTGCAGTCTTGTTCTGCGTGTCTGTCTGCGTACTTCCAGCCATATAGATAAACGGATAACATACTTCTTTGGACGGGATTGCTCCGTCAAACACTATTCGTCCAAAACGTTTTTCTAATTCTTTTCGGACTTTCGCAAATAGCTCTTGCTGTGGGTCTTTTCGCATTTATCTATCCTCCCATGATTTTCTTTACATCCCTTATAAACTTAGGTTTAACCCTTTCGAGTGCAGGCTTGACGAATGGCCGCTCTCTCATAAATCTTGTACCATATTCTAGATATGGTGCATATTCTGCTGTCGGTTCGACTGTTACACTCAATCCGTTATCACCCTTGCTTATCTTGATACTTCTTCGCAAAAAGCCTGTTTTGACAGGTGCTCGCTCCACCATGATCGTGTTAAGGTCCGCACCATGCTTACTTACGCATGCCTTAATCTCAGACAGTCGCTGTGGTCGTTTTAAAGCCTCAGATAGCTTGTCTGCTCCGCTTATCTTAACTGACATATCAATGAACCTCCGAGACGATAAAAGTTGTCTTAAATCTCAAATTCCGCTTTCTGTCTATGCGATACTTCTTGTCTTTGTACTGGATATAGTCGATACCGTCCTTAATGTTGTATGGTACATGTATCACAAGTACGCCCTCTCGAATTTCGCCATAAATCAGTTTTACCGTTTGGTCTGATGCGTCATTAACGGATGCAATGATTGAGTCCAAAAAGCCATCGTTTGCAATCTCATAGTCGCCAGTGTCCTCGTTATACGAACCTCTTTCGTCTCTGTACAAGCTGATTGTCTTGTCGTACCTCATATAAACCTCACCCTTCCTTGAGTGCTGTTTGCCTTGTTCTTCAAATAGGCTTCGATGTCTTTTGCGTATGGCTTAAAATCGTCGTTGCTCCATGTCATCTGTTCGCCCTCAACATTATGCGAAGACAATCCTTCTGAACCGATGCGGTTAAACCTTGCGACAGATACCTCAATGACAATGTATGATAGTTCTTGAGGCACTTCATCGCTCGATATAAGGACTTTCAGCCTTTGCTCGGTCATATGTGCTATTTGACTGATGATACTCTCATATTGGGTCCCTAACGTCCCAAGCAGTGCCTTGATACTATCTAAATACATTATTCCTCGCCTTCCTCTGCTCCGCTGATTTCATCTTGTGAGCCTTCATCTGTTGGCTCGCCGAGTTCATTAGTAACTGCGTCCACCTCTTCGATGAGCGGTCTTCTTAGCGGGTTTCCTCCACCCATTAGCTCGTCGATTCTCCACTCGGCTGGCTCGTATCCCTCTCTAGGGTATACATCACCCTCGTTGTACTCATGATAGGTTCTCTCGCCCTTTTTATCTGCTTTGAAGTCCTCTAGGTCGTGAAAATGCTCTAATACTCTATACATAGTGATTTTCCTTTCTCGTTTAATAAAAGAGAAGGACTGTTTTGTCCCTCTCTCCACTTTCTACTTGCTGTCTAAGGCTTACGCTCCGGTCACTGTGACCTTTACGATTGCCTTCTTGTTATCGGCTGGAACATACTCGCCGGCACTTCCAGCTCCCTGTAGAGCTAGTCCGTTGAAGTCCTCTGACTCGATTGTTCTTACTGTGTTGATTCCTGTGAACGCCTTACCGCAGTGCTGAACATAAGCATATACTACTTCCTTTGTCTGGAAGAGGTCTGCTGGTACTTCTGTTACATAGAAGCCCTTGAACTTGAGCACAGTATTGTCGTCAACACTTACAGATGAGCCTTTCGCACTTGTAGCAAGCCCACTGTCGATGATTGCGTTGTATACGTCTGGTCTTACCTTAGCAATCTTCACTAGTCCGTTGCGAACCTTTGCATTTGTGAAATGAGCTGATAGCTGTGAGAATATCTCGCCAACATTATCCTTTGTTACTGATACACCACCAGCGATTGTCTTGCCTGCATTATCTGAGATGAACTTTCCGTGATGAACATTAAACTGTCCAACCTTTGCCTGAGCCTGTAGCTCTAGTCTGTCTGCTACTGCTTTCTCAAGGTCTGCGTTTACTGTTGCTCTATCTAACCCCTCGTGGAATGACCATCCCCATGTGTAAGGCACATCTGTGTCTGTGTAGATAACCTCTGTTCTGTTACCAAATCTTGATGTCTTACCTGTGCCTGTGCCAAATCCTACATCAGCGCCCTTGTTGTATGATCCAACAACAACAGGAATGTCTGATGTTTTTACAGTGAAGGCTGTCTTGTTGTTTGCTACTCCGTCTAGTGCCTCGATTGTGTCGCCAACAAAGAAATCACCAAAATATGCCTCAACACCGAATACTGCCTCAATGAGCTCCTTGAACTCTTTTCCGTATGACATGATGCCTCTGCCATTATTCTCGCCCTGTGCAAATAGCTGTAGATCAAATCTTCTCTTTCCCATTTCTAAATATCCTTTCTTACTTTCGTATCATGATTTCTTATACTTAGCAATCTTTTCCTCAATCGGACTGAGATTGCCATTATTGTTTGTGAAGTTGTTAGGTGTTCGTCCCGTTGCTCTTTTAACCTCTGCATCTTTTAGCTGTTTCTCAACAATGCCGACAAGCTTCTCAATGTTAGCCTTTGTCTTTTCTGCGTCGCCCTCAACTACTAAATCAAGCATATCGCTATTTGCCTCAATGCCAGCCTCGGATAGTAGAGTTGATGCTGTGTTTCTCAGCTCCATCATTTCCGACTGTGCTTTTAGCCTTGCGTTTTCTTCACGCATTTGCTCTAGTTCGTAGTCCTTCTTTTGCTCTGCGTTCATCTTAGCTAGCTTTTCCGCCTCGGTCTGAGCCTTCTTCAAATCCTCTTTGTACTTGTCCTCTAGCTTGGACTCTCTCGTCTTGATTGCTTTCTCGATTCTGCGGTCAAACTCTGCTTGATTTTGAGGGTCTTTCAGGAAGTCGTCAAAACTATTGCTCTGCTCTCCTCCGCTATTTCCCTCTTTGTTTGGTTCTGCTGGCTCTGTGCCATTACCCTCGGTCCCAGCTCCATCTCCATCAGCAAACAACTGTAGTTCCCACTTCTTAATAACTTCCATTTTTGTTTCCTCCTTCGTCCAACACATTGGAATGAGATTCCCCCATGTCATCCGCTACTGTAGAATTGATTATTTGTACATTATCGGGGTAGGCTGCTGCTACTCCGTTTATGCCTATAAAAAAAGACTCCCTCAGTACCTTTCCTTGTACTGATAAAGCCTTATGCTCGACGAAGGCTCTCCCTTCGCCTATGCTGTATTTTATTTCATCGTTTGACAGATTAGCCACTGATTCAATATAAGTCTGTAAGAGTGTCGATATGGCACTGCAAACGATGTCTTGTCCGTATGGTCCGTAGTTTGCGTGACCCTCAACGGATATTCTATTCTCGTTATTGTAAATTGTTATCAAATGCATTTCCCCTACGCAAAAAGCCGACACTTTTAACATGTCGGCTTTTTCAATACAGCTTAGGCGGGACCGCCTTTGGTCGCCCGCATTTCTGGACCCACCATTTCGGTGGCGCGTTGGAGGCGGATACTTTTCAACCTCTAAGCTTTCTTACTGTTATTCTACCACATTATTTCTTCGTGTAAACTATTTTATTTTCTTTTTTTAATTTATTTAACTTACTTTTTCTTATTTTATGGAAATGAATGATCCAATTCTTGTCTCTTTCAATTATTGCATATTCCATAAGTCGCTTAGATCTGTTAGGAATTTCAGCATATATCAACAACGAATCTTCGTGGTGGCTAGAATTGTCTGCACAACAATACGGATGAACCATTGCCTCTTGCATTAGATCAAACTCTTGATAATTAAATTCCCCTTTATGTTTTTGGAGAATTCTTTTCAAATCACTCCCCTGTAACCAAATTTCACTTTTTGAAAACATGGGAGATTTCCCAATACAATACTCCCTGTTATTGGGAATGTGATTTAAACTTATGTTGTCCCCTTCAAAAAATTCTTTAACATCCTCTAGTAAATCGTCATAGTTTCTCGTCGATGTATCACTTGCACTAGTGCTACACCTACAGTTAGGATGCAGAGGCGGTGCGTTCTCACCCACTAGCATATCCCTAACTTTAAAGGTCATTCCATCCATAGGTCTACAAATATCGCAGGCTCCTACTCCGATGGTGATGAACTGATACTCGTCATACCCGCACTGTTCATATGCGTTTTGCTGTGATTGTGTCTGCACCCTCGCAAGCTCTGTGATGAGTAGTCGCTCTGCATTGTACCTCGATGTTCCAAAAGTCTTTCGCAGCTCTCCAGCTAGTGCTTTAGGGTTTCGTCCTTGTATAAGCCCTGTCGATATCAGAGTGTCAAGCTGTGACTTGAGCAAGCTTTGATCGTGCCATACCCTGTCCGAAAATGTCGCGTTGTAAAACGATTGTCCGACGATGTCCTCAACAGCTTTCTTACTATCGTTGATGCTCTCTCCTAGTATTCCCGACTGTCTTTTGAGCTCTTCTCTCGTTCGCTCGGTCATTGCCTTGCGTGTGATGTCCTCTAGATCTTGATATGCATCGACAAGATCCAGTCCGATATTTGCCTTGAGTAGCTCCAGCCTATTTACCTTCATGGTGAGGTTGTAGAGCCTCAGTTCCTCGTTGGCTTGGTCTGAGAAGTCCTTAGTCTTAACATATCGTTTTGCCTTAGTGCTAAAAGCCTCTATGTCAAGCTGTGAGGCTCTTTTCTTTGCCTCGGCTATGGTGATTCCTTCTTTGCTTGCATATCGCATATAAAAGGCTTTTATTTCCTTGTCGATATTGACGGACGCGTTATCAAAGATTCTTCTGATTTCTTTGAAATACTCTTGCTCATCTTTGATTCTGTGCTTTATAGCCTCAGTCTCTCGTTCTCGCCAATATTCTACACTTGGATTGCGTTTCCTTTTACTCCTCGTCATGGCTTAGCTCCTTGCTTTTGTTATCAGCAAACAGCTGGTCTATAACCGATAGCTTTTCCCTTGCCTCAGCCTCTTCCTCGTCCATTTTCTCCATTTCTCGCTTTACATCGGGAACAATTGACAGTACGCTCAGCTGGGTTTCCCTCGATACGACACCTTGCAATGTCGATGCAATCTCTGCCTCGCTCTGAGTGTTGACAGGTATGTTCCTAGAGGTCTTTATCTCGATGTCTCGATATGCGTTTGGATCAGATACATTTGTCCCCAGGCTGCAAAAGATTTTGTATCGCTTTCTCAAGCTCTTTTCAATCTTTCGGTCAAAGGTCAGTGCAAGATTACTCATTGCCTGGAGTTTATATGCTAGAGATACTCCGCTCGTTGCGTTTCCAAAACTCTCGTCACTGATATTAGCAACCATAGAGATTTGATATATAAGTGTCTCAAGTCTGTTGAGTAGGTTCTCTTGCGTTCCATCCGCTGTCGGTTTCTGTAAGAACTGTATCAGTATATCCTTTGCGTTATCAGTGCCATAGAGGTTGATGATTCTATTGTCACGGATATGTCTCACTCCGTCCTCGTCAAGCTCAGCTCCCAATATAGCAAGATACGCCTCGGCGAACGCGTCAACATCGTTAGCTTTCTCGCCTAGTGTTGCGTTGTATGTCTCCACAAGTCCAGTTATAGGCTCAAACAGACCCATTCGCTCGTCGTTCAGTCTCCACTCAACACAAGGAATGAGTCCGTAAGGGTTATCTATAGTCTCTATCACCTTCTTGTCCTCAAAGGTGTATATATGGTCCTTTGTATATACCTCGCCGTGGGTCTTACCAGCTTTGTCACTAGATGATGGATATATTCCGTATCTAACTGCAAACAATGCTCTTTGACTGAGCTTATCGTCATAGACAACAAACAGCTCTTTAGGTGAGATTGATGATACCTTTGTCTCGTGTTGCTCATTTTGGTACATAAACTCAAACGCATGTCCATAGATGCAGCACTTCTTCACCATCTCAGCCTCGTGGTCTGTGATCTCGTTTTGTCTACCGAACATCTGTATAGCATCGTTTATCATCTCATCCGGATGAGTCACCTTGATAGGCACTCCGTATCCATATCCCGTAAATGTATCCGTTATGTATCTCGGGAAGTTTACTGCTAGTCTGTTGTCGGGCTTCCAGTTTTCCTTGTCGGGTCCCTTGAATATGTCGTGAAAACCTTTGTACATATTCTCGAGATATATGTACCTTTGTAGCATGTTGTTATGTTTTGAAATTTGCTTTTGGATCAAGTCGCCTTTGATACCTCCGCTTATCTCTTGCTCGCTACACTCAATCGTATATGGTAACACATATGGTCTTTTGGATTTCATATCTGCTAGATTCCCTCCTTAAATGTCTTTATCTTGACTGTTGACGGCTTTCTCCAGCCCTCGACTCCGTATCTTAATGCTGCCATTGCATCATCAAAAAAAGGCACAGGCTCGTCTAGGTAATCACCTGTTCGCTCATCTCTCTTCCACTTCCATTGTTCTATCTCTTTTTGAAACCACACATTTGACGGATGAATGTATATCATCCTCTTTATACATTCTGCTCCGTTAGGGTTCCCTTTTATCCAGTCTATTTGAGCATTGACAGAATGTTTTTCTTTTGTGACCGGTCTAGCCATATAGCCGGCTTTTTTCCACATCTTGATTCTATCCGGCTCGGCAGAGTCACACCACATTGTACGTGTTTTAAGCTCCGGGCGCTTGTTTGCCTCTTGTATCCATTCTGCGGTGTCCTTTTCGTATCCATAAAGGCCAGGCAATACATATATATTTCCGTCCTTTATTCCGTAAGGATATATCGCATTTGCGTGATTAAAGCCAAAGTCTTGACCGATTGCCACATCGTCATAGTCATCGAAGTTTATGGAGATTTCCTTGACTTCATAGTTGTGGAATATTAGTCCGCCGATTTCTCCCCAATCGCCTAGTCCATATATACGATAGCCGTCTGGATCTACTTCCTTTCTCCTCTGCATTCTTGCCTTGTACGCATCGTCGATAAAGCGATTGTCAAGGTAAGAGCTGTGGCAAGTCAACGTGTTCTCATCTTGCCTATCGAAGAATTGTTTTTTTATCCAGTGATTCTTATTCACGGGATTGAATGTCATCTTGATTTGATAGAATTGTCCCTCGGGGAGATTGCCTCGAAGTCTGTCGTCTATGATTTCAAAATCGGATTGTGTTAATTCCGTTGCCTCTTCAATCCATACATCGGTTAGCTTTCCCTTTTGGAAGGTGATTGACTTGAGCTTCTCTCGCTGCCTTTCGTCGTTCACGCCCCTAAAGATAATCATATTCCCATTGATACACCTTATCTGCAGAGGTGACAATCCGCACTCAAAATACTTGCTAAGGCCTAATCTGTATATAGCTCCCGTCAGCTCTGCGTATGTGCTATCTCTATTAGTCACATCAGACTTACGAATACACACAAGGTTTCGCCCCTTGTCTTGCAGTAGTCTTATGAGATATTGCTGAGCTGTGTCTACACTCTTACCGCTACCAGCTGAGCCTTTCAGTGCTACATATCGCTTTGTACTTCGGTGTACTTCGCTAAAGGCTTTATTGCTCTGTACTTGTATCTTCTGTGCCATAGTCCACCTCAATGCTTAGACTCATGTCACCGCTTATGTCGACCTTTTCTGTAAACGCACCATATCGCTTGCCTAGTAGCTCTGCTGCCTTTAGTTTCTCCTTCTCGTCTGGAGTCTTGTCCATGAGCCTGGCAGACGATACCCCATCACCGTCGCCCTCTATGACGACCACTGCGCTTTGAGACGTGCCTCTCATAACAGACGTTAGGTACTGCAGCACTTCCGTCTGATCCGCTATCTTCTCCGAATTGATTTCCTCGAGGCGTTTGTCAATATAAGCCTTAACACTCACATTTTCCAACAACTTTACAACATTGCCCTTTGCATAACTCTTGCTATATCCAGCCTCAATAGCTGACCTGTAAGCATTCCCACTGATGATGTATTCATCAGCAAATCTCTTTTGCTTTAAAGTCAATTTATTTTTTTTCTTCAAAACACACCACCACCTTTCTAGCTACTTAGTGCTTTTGTTTAAATCAAACACAAAAGACACCTCTGATTAGAAGTGCCTCTTGTGAGTGATTATATGAAATATTTACAAAAGGAGTTCGCCCAATATCCCTTTTCGCTAAATACAATATATCACATCAAAAACGTGAAATGTGTGAAAGTTTTTGAAGCGTTGCAATCAGCTTTTCACTGGTTACAATATATCACACTTTTTTGTTGCATTTGTTGCAAGTTTCTTCAATCTCTTAGATACTGTAGTTCTGTCGCAATGCATGACATCTGCCACTTCCTCCTGCGAACGCTCCTCTATGTAATACATCCGAAGTATTGTCCTCATGTCCGGGTCGTCTATGGCTTCTATCTCTTTTTCTATAGCCTCAATTAGTTTGCTAATTTCGTCTAGCTTGCGTTTTAACCGCCTTTCCCTACTCGATATACCTTTCCAGTCAAAAGTCAGTCCTGTAAGCGATTTGGGGATTCCTCGACCTGTCTTGTAGTCCTTGTAGTAGTCTGTGACTATTTCCGGCTTGGCATGGTCGATAGAGTATTTAAGCCCCTCTGCTTCCCTGCGCAATGCTTTAAGCTGCTTAATCTGTTCGTAATCCATCTGTGAGACTCCTATCTGTATGGAGAACTTTCTGGCCACAAAACCTTTATATCGTTCTCAAGTGCATGTAAGTGCTCCGTACAAGCACCTCTTGAGTGCACCCAATTATCAAGCATATAGATGTGCGTTGCCTTATCTAAAAGCCTTAAGCATATCGCCATGTAGTCATCCCAGTCACAGATTTTCGGCAATACTACCTCAGCTGGGTTAATAATCTCTGCCATAGGATACTCGTCAAAGAGTATTTCCTTTGCCTCGTTAAAAGTCTTCTCGTAGTCGTCATAGTCGGTAATCCTACCGCTGATGTATATTGTCATTTTTTGCATGCTACACACACTCCCTTTCAATCACTTCTAAATCGTGCTTGTATTCATTCAAAAGCTTTCTCAATAAGTCTTCGCTCATACTGTCCATGTTATTGTGCTTGAGTAGTTCTTCGATTTTCTCGATTTCTGAATCCAAGAAATTTCTTGCGTAGTTTATTAATCTAGCTTGTGGTATCATTACTGTTCCTCTTTGTATGGTTCTGGTAGTTCCATCCACGCTATAACTCCGTCAATGTCGTTATCCGTTCCCGATAGGTACACGAAATCGTCTATATCAAAGCTGTCTACCCATACGTTTGTTCCATCAGTTACAAGCACTTCCTCACCAAAATTGGGCAAGTTTTCGACATACTCTGTGCAATTCGTATAAAATTCTTTTTCATCTTCCATCAAAGGTCTGAATATGAGTTTGTGCCACTGTGTACCATTATCTTCGTGTTGGCTTGCACGGCACTTTTCAAGTTCTTCTAATAAGTTGTCTGATTTGTTTTTAAAATAGTTCATCGTTACATCCTTTCTGCTATATGCTTTATCACTGTTACTGTTACTCCATTTCCAGCTTGCTTGTACAGTTGGCTATCGCTGTTTACAAATTTAGCTTTTTCAAAGTAATCATCTGACCAACCTTGTAATTTAAAGCATTCTTTCGGCGTTAGTTTTCTGATCGCTAGATAGCAATTATATTTCTCACTCCACACCGCTTTCTCTGCTATAACTGCTTGATTGCAATTGTGATCTAGTGTAGCAGCGTAACCTCGTCGGAATGGCTGCCCTCTTGTACTACTTGATAATGCTTTGATATCAATAGCGACTCCATGTTCATCTTGAGATGTCAGCGTGGACATTTCTTCGTTATTTTCTTTGCAGCGCCTTCCGTTTTGTCGCTTCTCTTGCCTGAACGGAGTAAGCACTGGAATCGCTATGGCGGTTCCCTCCGCTCTGCGGTTGGAAATTCCTCTGTCACCTCTTGCACTTATACAATTAGCTATATCTATCTTTCTGGGGTTATTCTTCGACTTATCCACAGCGTAGCCTATATGCTGCGCTATACCTCCGCCCCCTACAAGTTTGAAATTATTCGCTCCGCCATTTCCGGAGACAGGAAATATTTTTCGTGCACGTCTTGTTCTAAGATGTGCGATAACGTATACACGCTCCCTATTTTGCGGAACCCACCATCGCGAATTGACAATTTGCCATTCTGCATCGTACCCAAGTCTGTCCATTTCAGAGAGGATTGACAAGAAGTCAAGTCCTCTGTTGCTAGACAGCACTCCTTTAACATTTTCATAGATAAGCCATTTGGGTCTATTTTCTTCTTCTGTTTTTTCCAAGATTCTAAAAATTTCTCGTACAAGACTGCTTCTGTCTCCTTTGAGCCCCGCCCTTTTTCCAGCGATGCTGAAATCTTGACAAGGTGCTCCGAATGTCCAGCAGTCTGCAACTGGCATATTGGCAGCTCTAATTGTTCGTATGTCTTGTGCATACCATTCTCCGTTAAGATACTCATTTTTTAAAATCTCCTTTTGTCTTTGCTTTAGTGGTAGTGTGAGTAAGTATTCTCTTTGCTCCTCTGTGATTGTGTGCATTGAGCGATAACTCGCTTCTGCAAACTTGTCAAACTCGCAGTGTCCAATGCACTTATGCCCTGCTAGTTCCATTCCCCCTGTAAATCCACCTACTCCGCTGAAGAGGTCTATGAATTTCATTTCTGCTCCTTTAAAATCTCGTTATTCCTCTGCACTTTTTTGTAGCACCAAACACAGAGATAATGTTCTTTACCTGCTATTACTGCACTGTACTTTCCGTACTCGTTGATTCGTTTTCCGCATAGTTCGCACTTCATCACTTCGCCTCTATATGTCATCAGATACCACCCCTAAATCGCTTCGTATAAATTCTTCTTCAAATGCTGAAATTCTTGTAATCTTTGATGTTTGAATTAGCAAAATTGTTCCGTCAATGTATGAAATCTCAACAAATGGGACATTGAGTCCGTCCTTTATTTTCTTTAATTTTTTCCCAGTTATACTCACTTCTATAAAACATTCGCCATCAAAGTGCATCTTGGCAATATATTGTGCTTGTTCGTTTATCATATTTTTTCTCCTTCTTTAAATTTATCTCCCATATTTAATCATGTCGTCTACTAGCTGCCTTATATCATGACCGGTCATGTCTTTCGTGCTATCTATCATCTGATTGACTGTGCACCGCTGGTCCCAAACCTCTCCGAGCAGACTCATGTACGCCTCAAGAAAATATCCGATGCGCTTCTCCCTCCAGCCATACACTGTCCATAGCACTCGTACTATGATGGAGATGTGCAGTAGGTTTTGTAGTTTTATGATTTCAAAACGAGGTACCTGCTCGATTGGTCTTTTTTGCTTTTTGTTTTTCCTGGCTTTTGGTATCATAGTAATTACTCCTTTTGCCTTGTGTATATAAATAATGTTTTATGCATTATTATTTATTATCAATTGTCACCAAAGTACTTGGTGACGGTCTATCGCTTGATTTTCAACGTGTATAGCGATTGCTTTGTTTTTTGTCACCAATGGCTTGGTGACGGTCTATCGTTTAATTTTCAACATATGTAGCGATTGTCACCAATGTCACCACAATTTCAAGCTATCCTTACGCGAGAGTTTTTATATATTTTTTAGATGTAATTTTTTTATCTATATATATAGTGTGTGTAAATTTTTGGTGACAGGTGACACTTACCGTTTTTGTTCATATTTCAACAATTATCCGTCACCAATAGCTTGGTGACACTTGGTGACACTTAGTGTATTTCTGTTGAAATTTCAACGATTTTCATCAAACAATAAGTTTATAATGTTTGGTGACACCTTTTAAAATGGAATTTCTTCTTGAACCTCTATAAATTCAATGCTTTCAGGATTTTCTTCATCTCTTTTTAAGCAAATTGTTATCGCCCAAAATCGCAAACCATTAATTCGGACCTGCTTGTCAACTCGACCTTGTGTCGCATCTGTCAAATTATTTCTTTTCAGCCATTTTGCGAACTCTGTCGGGTTGAACCCACTTTCGGAGCATGCGGAATTGAATACATTTCGTATAATATTTATTTCTCCGCACGATATCCTTCCAAAAAATTTGCCAGCAGGTGTATAGTTTTCAGTGATGAAATTGTTTTGGTTCTCTGCAATCCAACCTTGAAGCCAATCATATGCTCGCCTATTTTGAGACACATCTTCTTTGCTTGATAAGTATGCCTTCATCTCCTCAACACTGATAGAACCACTGTCAAAGAACATATACTCGCCGAGGATTGCATCAGCTGTCAGCAATAAACTCGCTGCAAGAGCTTGTTTTTCTGTAGATTTCTGGTTTAGCTCCTTGAAAAACAACTGTTGCAAATTGATTGCTTCATGCATAACTGAATCATCTGAAATGATTCTTACGAACTCCTTTCCTGCATGCCCATAGTTCGATTTAACAACCTTTACTATACGTCCAGGATCATCAAATAACTTTGTATCCTCGCAGCTAATTTCAATAATTCTATTGACCGCACCACCCCCGGATGTATTCGATGTGATTGGCTGCTCTCCGGATGTAATGATGCAGTTCGCCCATGTGCCATTGCGCTGCAACCCACCAGTTTTCTGTCCTCTTGCCTTTCCAACGCCCTCGGACAACTGATATATGAGCTGATCAAAATCTTTACGATCCTTTATAATCTGAAGCTCATCAAGGATTAGTGGTAATGAGTTAACAAAGCCAGCTGACAACTCTTGCGCAACTGCAGTCGAATTAAATGTATGGATGTACTTTCCCATTTCGGGATTTGCCCATACCGACGCAGCGAGCATTAATCCAACTGTTTTACCAGTCTCCGTGCCACCACAAACATGGACGAAAAATGGCAAGCAGGAACACGGTTCGACCAACACGGAAGCGAATGCAGCAACTAATAAGATTTTAGGCGCCGGATTATCTCCGCTTCTTATTTCTTTGGCTAAATCTAGCCATTTCTTATTGCTGCCTTTCTGCTTTACGCTGTTAAAAAACGACTTAAAAGCTTCCTCACCATCGAATACTAATCCGTCAACATATGGCGAAAAACCATCGTCTCCAACCCATCCGAGGCGGCTGACTGATTTCTTACTTGGAATTACATCAAAGTTAAAATTCTCTGCGTCATGCAAATACTTAACGAGTGCCCTTGAATTTTCCGAAGTGACCGCGATCCCGTAGTCTGCAAGTCCAACAATTGAACTGTTTGACGCAATCTGCTTGCGGTCAACAATAATGTCTTTCCAGGCTGCCCCTCTTCTGTACGCAAGCTTAATCTTTTCGAGCCCTGTATCTACGTTGTCAAGTCTTAAAACTGGCATTATAGGATGAGGGCATGCAACTTCTTCCATACCGCCGTATCCGACCCTTGAGATGCCACTATCGTCAGCTGTCCATGTACCGACTTCAAGCTCAAATTCCTGGCCTGTAAAGTTTGTTGCGTTGCATATCAAATCATTACTTGCCATCTGTTTAAGCATCTTCAAATAAGCTTTATAAAGCGTTGTAAAGTTTTTAATCCCCACAGACTTAGCGTGCTCTGTAACAAGCGCTTTCCTCTGCTCTTTTTCCAGAGCGTTATCGCTTTGCTCGATGTATTCAAAAGGTACAACTGAGGTCAAATAGTCTTCTTTTGTAAAATCTATGGCACCCATGGATACATCACCCCCTCAATATTGTCATCTAGCCATTGCTCAGAACTAGATATATAGTAGTCAATTAACTTCGCTTCGTCCGCTTTAAAATCTGAGCTGCAGCGAACTTTAAATAGTCCTCTATGTATGTCTGTCACTTTTGAATAATAATCGCTTAAATCGGATTTTAGAGCCTCTGCCACTTTCGAGATTTTGTTATTCAACGTGATTTCTTGTCTCTCCCTTAGACTTGGCTTTTTATTTACGATTCCAAGTGAAAAGTCATAATTCAGCTTTGTTATCGCTTGAGGGAATGTAATTCCATTCAGCTCCATAGCGAGCGTAATCAAGTCCCCTTTTGCCCCACAACTCCAGCAATGATATAACTTGTCGGTATAACAAAAGTTATTATGCTTCCCTTTGTGGATAGGACACGGAATCCGCCTCTTTGGGCTTGTTCCGTATCCATACATTCTGAGGACATCTTCAACGGTCAGCGCATCTATTATTTTCTCTGCAACTCCATTCATTTCGAGTCCTCCAATAATCTAATGATTTCCTTGCCGGTGTTTGCCTTGCTGCAAAATACATACTCTATACTGTGTTTGTGCTGCCAGGCTGATAGGATTCTATAGATTTGCAAGCCTATAATCTTACCGAACCTTGGTTTCCACATCATCACGTCTTCGAGTGACCGTATTTTTACTCCATCAATTTTGTCTTGCTCGACAAGGATGTACATCTTTCCACCGATTTCATCGAGCCTCAATAACTCTCGCTTGAATCGGTCATGCTGAGATGTTGCATTTTGGGCAAGCTCAGCTATGTTCTGTTTTCTGTCAATAATGACGAGTGGGTTAGATAGATCGCAATAGTCACCAACAAACATCTTGCTTGAGATGTATTTGATTCCCTGTCGGTCAAACTCTGCTATTATCTTTTTAATTGCTCTGTCTTTCTCCCTCGTATCAATCTGTATAATCATGATGCACCGCCTTAAAACGGTACATCATCGTCTATTGCCTCAAAGGTATCCTTTGGTGAGTCAGCTGGTGCCTTTGCCTCGTTTTTACTATCAACGAATGTAAAATCATCAACAATAAGGCTCCAAAAGTATTTGTCATCAGACTTGTTGCATTGCATTGACCCATGAACAGCAATTCTGCTACCTTTCGCGAAAAACTTGTTAATCACTTCAGCTCGTTTCCCAAACACAGTGCAGTTGAAGAAGTCAGCCTCTTCCCCAAATTTGCGATTTACCGCAACGGAAAAGTTGCACAAAGAATTAGTTTCCCCTTTTGCATTTGTATATGTCTTTAATTCTGGATCTCTGACCAATCTACCGAAAATGTTGATGCTATTCATTTGCTAAATCCTCCAAAACCTCAATTCTCTTTAGCTTCTTTGTTTGTCTGCAGTAAGCACATTTTTCGCACCTTTTTGGCTCGATTAGTCCGCTTTTTACATCAGTAAAATGGTCGACATAATGTTCAACAATCTTTAATGCAGCATCTAGCTTGTACTGTGGAACCTGGAACAATCCTAAATCAGCTCCATCCTTCTGCTTTGTCGCACCAGCAATGATAAATGGCAGCCTCTTGCCTGTGCTTGCCTCAACTACTGCCTGGTAAATGGCACCCTGAATGTCGTATCCCCATGCCTCGACGAAACTAACTCGTCCAAGTTCCTCGACATATACCGGCTCAAAATCACGCATCACCTTTAGGTCTACAATTGCCTTTCCTTTATGGTAGCTATCGATTCGGATTTTAAACTCGTGCCCAAACAACTCGGCAGTCATGATTACTTGCTTTTCGCCGCTCATGTATTTCATAAACATTTCATCTCGCTCGAGTCTGTTTATAATCTCATTCGCTTGAGTATACTCGGCCTTTAGACTTCCGTCTCGTTTAAGTATTTCCGGATGTTGCGCCATGAAAAGATCTAAAGTTCCCTCAAAGTGCGCGTCAACATATGATCCAACCAATAGAGCCGTGCTAGTTTCTTCTTCAATTTCTCCGTTAATTCTTGCCATAGTTGCAGCTTCGCACTTCATGAATGATTTAAACTGAGACGAGCCGAAGTATTTCAGCTCGTTTTCTTTATCAAAATAGTTTTCTCTTGTTAGCATTTAATTGCCTCCTTATAAATAATTAATCTCGAGTTCGTCTGAGTTGGTTGTTCTCGTTGCAATAAACTGCAAGCCCTTTTCTCTGCACTTTGCATATAGCCTGTCACGGTTTGAATCCGATAGCCTTTCAACTCCATCTATGAGTATGACCTGCAGGCTATTCGGTTTAGATAAAGCTACATCCACGCATAGCTCAAGCTTTTCGCCCTCGGATAAGTTCGTGACCGGCAGTCCATTTATGAGAGGGATGCCGTTTTCAACCGTGAGCCCAGCAACCGGCAATGTCGCCGTCTCAAGGATTTCACCAGGAAGCTTACGAGCAAGTTCAATTTTTCTTGTAAACTCATTTGATACTTCTGTCAGTTGCTCCGTTTCTGCCTCTTTTGTTTTGAGACGAGCATATTCGTTCAAGTGCCTTTTCATTTCCTCGGCTGTAGATATTTCGTCTGATAGTGCCTGAGTATCAATTATCGGCTTATCTATATATTCGTTAGCAGTACCTATGTCCTTTTGCAGTTTTGCGACTTTCGTTTCATACTCAGCAATCGCAACACGATTCTTGTCTTCCAGCTTTGCGTCAAGGCCTTTCAGCTTTTCCTCCGTAGCGAACTGCTCTGCTTTGAGCCTTTCGATACTTGCCTTCAAACTCTCTCGTTCTGATGCAATCGCACGCTCATTTGATGAGATGCTGATTTCCTTTTCGGCTTCATACCCTCTCATTTTATTGTCATATGAATCCTTAAAAGCTTTTGCTCTCATTATTAGATCGTTGCTCTGTCTTATCTTTTCGAGCTCGTGATATTTAGCTGATAGATCAAAGGTCTCCCATTTGTCAGCCTGGTAACCGCTTGGGATATCTTTTGAAATGTCTTCGATTAACGCCCTGTTATTTCTGATGTCGCGGTTTACGTTTTGGCGTTCTTGGAAGTAATATCCCTTTTCGGACTGAATGTCGTTAAGCACCTGCAGAATGTTCTGCTCGTAATTGACATTTGGAGGAATTTCCCCAAACTGCTCTCTTATCCAGTTGAGGTCCCAATCGTACTCAATCAGATCAAGGATTACACGATTCTGCTCTGCCTTTGTCATCTGGGTGAATTCGACTGGGTTGAGCTGCAGTGGTGTGAATAGTGTCTTGAGCATCGATTCAGGGCTTCCAATCTCTCGGCCGCCTTCCTTGACTGACTTATAATCAGCCTTATCAGTGCGTTTCTTTCGATTGATATACAGGTCCGCACCTGCCTCAATGAGTATCTCTCCCTCTTTTTCGCCATTTCGTATGATGTAATCTCTATCAGACTGATTTGTTAGAGCATATCTGATTGCATCGATTACGGATGTTTTTCCTGTTCCGTTTGAACCGGATAATTCTATGTTTCTTCCATCAAGCTCGGTTTCACTTATTCCGAACAAGTTTTTTATCTTTATTTTAGTTATTCTCATCGCTTAATATGTCTCCCTCTAAATCTGCTTTCTCCTGCTCTGCTTTGACTTGCTTTGCACAATCCATGCAAAGTGTTCGTCCAAATTTACTCTTCGAACTCTGCGCAATAGCCCTTGCCGTGTACTTACCTTCATCTGCGATCTGGCATCCGCATTCATCACAAAAGTATTCATCCTGTTTAGGCGCATACGGCCTAACCCTAACTGCCATAACGGTTTTCCCAAAAGCCGAAACGCGTTCACGATACAAGGCAATTTTCTTGTTTTCCCATCTCTCTACCCTCCCAGTTCCGAGCGCATCTTTTATCGCTCCTCCATTTGTTGCATTAATGATTAATGGCTTGTATCCACCCTTAAAGTGTATGCAGAGCTTTTCTTCTGACCCGCGTTCGCTTTTAACCTGGTTGACTTCTGCGTGATCTATCTCGACAATTAAGTCATCCGTTTCAGGCAAGTCCCATTCCCCGATAAAGTCCTTGTCCATGTATTGTCTGTAATCTCCTGTTATTTTTTGTTTAGTACTCATATCCACCTTCTCCTTTGTCTATAACTATTTGAGCGTTAAGCTGCTTTGTGCTTGTTGCGTTCGTTACTATTTCTAAAATAAACTCAATGTCATCATAGCTAACCAACCAGTTCGGAATGCTGACAAGCTGATTGATAATCTTGCTTGCATGCTTCATCATTATATTCAACTTGTATGGTTGTACTGCGTTTAGCCCTTGCTCTGGGAGCTCCGGTGTGATACTATGAAATTGGATGTTGGCGCTCTCCGGAGCGTCTTTTTTTATGTTCTTCATGCTTCCTCCTTTTGTTATTTATTTAGTATCCTTTCTGCATATGCTTTGCCGTCTTCGGCGTTGCCCGAGTTGTATACGCTCAATGCGTCCTCGTAACTTCCGTACCTATTCAGTAGTTCGGAGAGTATGTCGCAGCCAACAGTGACGTTTTGCTGCGGATCATACAGATTTGTTATGCCGAGCCTCTTCATTCGTTCCTTGTGCCATCTCGGTTGTATCTGCATAAGCCCTATTGATTGTCCGTGGTCTCCCTCTGCAGATGCATCCCATCCGCTTTCCTCTTCAATGAGTGCCTTCACGATTTGTGGATCTAATCCATATCGTTTAGCGGTTTTGTCTATGTGGTCTTCTGCATCGAGCTGCGCCGCAGGTACGGGGTTAGACAAAGGCTTTGCGTACACTTCAGGATTGTCTATAGCTGTAGCTATACCATTTAACACAAGCACTGCTGATATAAAGAGAGTCGGTGGTATGATTGATTTGATTTTCATAAGACTCTCCTTTCTAACATCTTGTATGACTTGTTGATACTATTGATGTCCAGTCCTGCCATGTCATATAAGACATCCTTGTTTAAATAATTGTCATGCTCGCAGTACATCTTGATTTCTCGCCTTGCCATTTCCTCACGAGTCATCTTTACAATCTTCGCTGCAGTTGACCCTGCACACCCAAATAATTTTCTAACATCGCTGGATGTAAAATATGTTAGCGAGTGATACATCTCAAATGCTGTCTTTACATCTGGCCTCACGTTTGGAAATCTCATGTCTTCTCCTTTCTTGGCAATGCTACAATTTATATTTCGATGGTTTTCTGCCAAAAACATATAGCCTTACCAAGTATGTTGATTTGCAACCAACTTGTGGCATATCTTTTCCCGTTTTCTTGATATTTTGTTATGTAATGCTTCATGCTCTCTCCTTTCTAATGCTGTGATATAATCTCCTCGAAAGGAGGTGATTATATGAAGTTCTATTATTTTAACGATTCGATTGATGTTAACGGCTTTCACGAAGTCCATGCAGAAGATTGTAAATATATGCCTAACCCATCTAACAGAACACTTATAGGCTATTGTTCTTCTTGCACTGAAGCTATCAGCGAAGCAAAATCGAAATATCCAGGATTCAAGTTTGATGGATGTTTCTGGTGCTGCCGTGAATGTCATCACGGTTAACTATTTTTATTAGGCTGGCTTGCGTCAGCCTTTTTTAATGTTGCATCGGTGTAAAACGCGCGCTTAACATTTGATACAGCTTCGTCAAGTACCTGCAAAGTCAAGCCTTTTTTAATCATGTGAGCAAGTATCTCATTACATAGCCCTGCTGCTTGTGTTTCTCTCCAATCTCGGTTATACGTTTCTTTCATCCCCTCCTCCTTTCTCGGCTGTGTGACGGTTTAACCGTAATATTAAACTAAAAAAATAAGGTCGTTGTAGCCTACTTTGTATACCTCTTCAATCTTAATTATTGTTGGGACATCCGGAAAGCTTTTGCCTCTCTCATAGTTAGAAAGTGTATCCGTACTAATTCCAATGAGTTTAGCTGCTTCTTCTTGTGTATATCCTCTCATAACTCTGATTGCTTTAAGTGTATATTTCCCCATGTTGCTCACCTCCTTTACGCTTTGCAATCTTCTTGATGTATTTATACCTTACTACGGTTTAACCGTATTGTCAACGGTTTTTTCGTAATAAATTAAAAAAAGTATTGTTTTTTTTACGGAAACAACGTATACTCAAATTACGAAGGGAGGTATGCTATGTCTACGCAATTAGGAAACAAAGATATAATGGCAAGCAATATACAATATTATATGGACTTAACTGGAAAAAGCAGAAATGATATGTGCGAAGCTTTAAACATCAAATATACTACATTCACGGATTGGGTTAAGGGCAATACCTATCCACGCATTGATAGTATTGAGAAGATGGCAAACTATTTTGGAATAGAAAAATCCGACCTAATAGAAGAGCACGCCGAACAGCCCCCTGCGACCAAACCAAAGGCAATAAAAATACCCGTGCTCGGTATGGTACATGCTGGCTATCCAGTAGACGCGATAGAAGATATCCTCGATTGGGAAGAAGTCACCCCTGAGATGTCAGCAAGAGGCGATTTGATGGCTTTACAGGTAAAAGGAGACTGCATGGAGCCTAGATTCGCTGAGGGCGATGTTGTTATAGTATTATGTCAAAACACAGCCGAATCAGGTGATATAGTAATCGTCATGGTTAATCACGACGAGGCAGAGATGAAAAAGCTTAAACGATTTGAAAACGGTTGTATTAACTTAGTCCCTCTTAATGCAGCATACCCGGTTAAATCATTTTCGCCACAGGAAATTGAAGAACTTCCTATAAGAATTTTAGGCAAGGTTATAGAACTTAGAGCTAAGTTTTAAAATAGCCGTCATAGGTGAGGTAGTGTTTGTTATATCTTATTAAAAGAAAGGAATATAAAAATGGCAACAGAATTAACACAAGCTTTAACCTGGACATTCATATCGGAATGCCCTATCCCCGGCGACGTAAACAGCATGCTAGTTGATGGAGAAACCGCCGTCGCTGCGTACAAGACAATTAGAGACGTTGCAGTGTTCACTAACAAAAGACTCATCGTTAAAGACGCACAGGGACTGACTGGCAAGAAAATTGAGATTTACTCTTTGCCTTACTCCTCGATTGTTATGTGGTCTACTGAAAACGCAGGCAAGCTATTAGACTTAAACGCAGAAGTTGAACTTTGGACTAAAGCTGGACACATCAAAGTTAAGCTAAGCAAGAGTTGTGATGTCCGTAAATTCGATGCACTTATATCCAAAGAAGTTTTATAATCAAAATATATTAAAAATAAACAACAAAGCCCTCAGTCTAAACCGAGGGCAATGCGTAAGGCTGCAAGGTACAGCCCCATCTGAACAACAAAATTGTACCATTGCAGTCCCTTAATGTCAAATAAAGGGGTATTTTTGTACCCAAAATCAAGGAGGTTGCCATGCCAATTTACAAAACAAAGGAAAAAAAAGATGGGCTTTTTAAATACAGGGTAAGAATAAATTATGTTGATGATGGCGGTAAAAGTCGGTCACTCACTCGCATAGCATATGGGCTTGCAGCGGCAAAGGATCTCGAATCAGAGCTAAACAGGAGTGAGAAAGAGCCATATTGCATAAATCTTATGCTTAAAGATTTAATTGATTTGTATTTTGAGTTTAAGAAAATAGAAGTTAGGGAATCAACGCTTAAGAAAGCAAGGGGGATCACCGACAAATATATTTACCCTTTAAACGTTCGGTTAGATAAACTTAGCGTAAAGCGGCTAAATGAATGGAAGCTGTCAATCGGAAGTCTCCCGCTTTCGCATACAATGAAAAAAAATATATATAGCCAGTTCAGGGCTATTCTAAATTGGGGAGTTTCAAAAGAATACATCAAGAGCAACCCTCTAAACAAGGTCGGCAACTTCAAAAATCCATATAAAGGAAAAGACGTTATACATTTCTATACTCCCAGCGAGTTTAAACGTTATATAGCTTGTGTGCGCGAAATCGCTCTTGAGAAAGGTTTTTATGACTATTATGTATTCTTTATGCTCGCTTATTTTACGGGCGCGAGAAAAGGCGAAATACATGCTCTTAGGTGGTCAGACTATAAAGACGGCGCTATAACCATTAGCAAAAGCATATCTCAAAAACTATCAGGAGGTGACCGTGAAACACCACCTAAGAATATGAGCAGCAATCGCACCTTACAAGTTCCTGAACCTCTAAAAAGAGTGCTTGAGCAGCACTATGCTCAATGCAAAGATTTTGACGGCTTTAATGATAACTTTTATATAACTGGTGGATATAAACCGCTCAGGGACACGAGCATCGAAAACGTGAACAAAGAGGCGGCAAAACGAGCAGGACTACATCACATCAGGATACATGACTTTAGACATAGTCACGCCTCGCTATTGGCTAACAATAATATAAACATTTTGGAGATCAGTAGACGACTTGGGCATAAAAACATTGAACAAACATTAAACCGATATAGTCATTTTTACCCAGCAGAACAGGAAAAAGCTGTTAAAGTTTTAGACAAAATCAAGATATAAACGTGTACAGACCGTGTACAGAAAAAATGAACCGTTGAAATTTCAACGGTTCAAGTCATTTTGGTGGAGATGGCGAGAGTCGAACTCGCGTCCGAAAGCATTTCCACTCGATT